GACAGTTTCTTTGCAATTTAGTGCTGGCCCGAACCATGCTTGTGGCTTGCATATGTACTCTTTAAAGGCATACGTGTAAGCGCTCAGCAACACTGTGGTTGAGGCATGCATGGTGGTGATGTTCCTCGGGTCAGACAATGCTGATGGTTCAGCTTTGCAAAAGGTCTTGAGCCTGTTGTGCGCGAGTTCACAAGTCAAAACCCCTCTTGCCAGTTCTGTTCTGGCTCGTTGGTTGGGTCGACATTGAATCAGTTCCACTTGGTAGGTCTCATAGGGAACCCCAGTGCCTGCAAGATGTTTTGGCACTAGTTTATCAATGAACTCAAGCGCATAATGCTCGTATTTCGGGGCCGGCCAGAGGTAATTTTGTATTTTAAGTACCCTGCCGGCGATAGACGCGTATTCATTGTTTGCTGATTTGACAGGAAACACATTTGGTTCTGTGACGAGCGGGCTGCAGAGCACGTGAATTGGCGTGTTCTTAGGATTGTCGTGAACATATGGCTTCAATGTCTGGTACGTGGTTGGTAAAGAAGGTACCGTTATAACATGAAAGCGCCGATCCGTGGTGTCCACGCCAAGATGTTCAAGCAGCCGAGGTGTTATGCTCGTGGCGTCTGGTATGCGATCATAGCTTAGTAGTCTCTCAATCGTTCCCGCATCAATCTGTCTGCCAGCTGCCAGTATTTCGCGATGTTTTGCTTGTACTGTTAAGTAAGTTTTCAGTGACAGGTTTACGGAGATAAGTTCCCCAGGGCTCGCCAATGAAATGGCGTCCTTGCAGGGCTCAATCACGCAAGCAGTTTTTCCATGAACCAAAGTTCGCCTGCGGATTCCAAATTGCTCTTTGGAGTAGTAAGGCAACCAATAAGGATAGGGTAGCATGGCGCTGGGTGTTAAGATGACAATTCGGTGGTCCTTTTCGTTGGTCAACTCTTTCTGTACCACATCGAATACGACCATGTTGTCCTCATTGTCAAGTGCCGCCACACAATCACCGCGATAGTCCCAAAGTTCGTGCACGTAATGTGCACCGCCGGCCACATTATACTCAACGGTGTTGTTTTTCTCAAAAGTATAATGGTATTCGTTCGTCCGTTTAGCGGCCTGTTTTGGCACGAAGGTGTATAGCATCATTGGACGGGCATACTTTAGATGCGCGTTAATGTCGCAATGATAATCCACGTCGATGTAAAGTAGAACGTGGTTTTCACCAACCTCGTGATCACGGAATCGTTGCTTGAGGTCTTTTGTGTCGTAGAAGTAACGCGACGCATCAGCATCATTGTCACGAGCAGACGAAGACATCTCATAAGGCTCCATTCCGATTGATCGAGCAAGCACTTTAAGTGCATGGTTAACAGAGC